CAGGGGGGCGAAGAGCACCGACGCGGCCCCTATTGCCGGCGCTGACCTCCCAGCCCCGCTCAGCCTCATCCTGGCCGGTTAAATCGGCCTGTGAATAGAGCGGCAGGATGTAGATCTCATCCAGGAACGGCCTGACCTCATCAACCAGTGATTCCATCAACCCCGCTTGGCGCCCATCATATTGGATATACGAGGCATAGAGACCGCACCTGTGGCTTGTCTCGTCCTCGACCCTGTCCCGGATTCCCTTTGTCGCCTTGATATTTTCAATGATCTTTCCGAACATGGCCCGAGGGGCGTTTGCCACTTCCGCGAACTGATCAGCGTCGGCATAGTTGAGGGAGAATTTCAGGCTATCGAGCCCAGCCCGGATGATGGCTTCGGTCTTCCGTGGCTTCGCCAAGGTGCCATTGGTGGTCAAAAAGACATACGGGAACCCAACGGTCTTAGCAAACTGAACGGCCCAGTCTAGCCAGGAAACCATGAAAGACTCACCGAGGTAGAACAGCCCGAGTTCTTGGACCCCACTCATGGCAAGTTCATTTGCTAATCGTTGGAAAAGAGGACGGCTCATCTCCTGCTGGTCGCGCAAATTCTGCGACCTGGCGCAATAGCCGCACGCCAAATTGCATTTCCCGGTCAATTCGATCTTGACCGATCTGGGGGCCGGCCACATCAAGGCCTCCAACGTGGGCCGAATATCCGTGATGGCATCGATGCGGTCAGTAATCATGGGGCGGGACTCGGTATGGGGCATAAGGCGGGAGCCGGAGCGGGGGGATGGGATCGCCCTTCGGAATCAAGGCGAAGCGGCCCCGGTATGGATCCTCGACCTTGACCAAGCGTAACGGGCAGCGGCAGTGGAATACCCGAGCCGCCTCGGGGTCCATAATGATAACATCGCACCCTATCGCGGAATCATGGGTTTCGATGGGGTCGCCTTTGTGGTCGGTGTCGATGTAAATCCGATATTGTTCAAAAAGCATCATCCGCAGGATTTGGCGCTGCTTATCCTCGGAATATCTGACGCCATCTTGGGGGCCTGGGTAATCCATAATGCCTTAGCCGTATTTGATCCAGTCCTGCAATGTCAACCGCCACTCATTGGCATATGGCGAATCCTCCCTCCCCGGCATTGATGGAATTCCCTCGGTAAAGTGGACGATCTGGGGGTCCGCGCCTTCCGAGTAGCCGACAAGGTGATTCCACCTTTCGTCCAATTCGCCGATCTGGTGATCCTGCAGCCAGGCAAACTGGTGGAGGTGTAGACCGCGAGCACTGTTGATGAAGTTAGGATAGAGTGCCTTGTTTGCGGGATGATCGCAATTGAATAGGAGGACGGACGACCAAATCTTACGCTCATATTTGGTCTGGACCTGCGAGTCCATCTTGGTTTTGGCTGTAGGCGTAAAGTCGTGCTTGACGACCATCACGGCTTTGGACGGATCGGCTTGCTCGAACAGCGGCATCAACGACCCCCGGATGAGCATATCGCAATCCATGAATAGCGCCCATCCAGTTTGCGCTAAATGGGGCACGAGGAATCGACTCAAGGCGAATTCCGTGCTCATAGGGGCTTTGGATATGACATCTTCCATCCGCCCGCCCTTGCGGCGAATCGGGCGGGTATAGAGCCCCCGCTCAACTAGGTCCTGGAGGCTAAGGCCACGGACCGAGAGCGGCGCGCTGGTGTTACGCCTGATCGAGTGCCGGGCGACCACGAATCCGTCAACCTCCCTGGGATCATACCCCACCCAGACGCTCAATGGCCTCATCTTGGCTCATCCTTTCAAAGGCCTGGATTCCACTATCCGGGGAGGCGTTATAGACGGGAACCCCAATTTCAGCGAACTGATCGGCGGCGGTCTCGTATGACCTCGCCCATTGCTTCCACCGAATCGGGCTCTGATTCCGCTTCTGCCGATAATGTCTCACCTCGGCGTGCCATTGTCCCTTGATTTGGTGGTGGTCAAACCCGAATAGATAGACCTCGGATGGCCGCTTTATAAAAGCAACATTGAGCGCGCCAAAACCTGATGAGCCACCACTGTTGACCGAGTCCGGACCGGGATGCATCTCCGTGCCCCGCTCGCGCCGCAGGAGGCGAACGTTCGGAGGGATATTGTGGCGGATCAGGGACGGATTCTCATCGGGGACAGCCCAGTAGACGGGAAAGCCCAACTCCCCTATGCGCGTATGCCATTCTCTGAACCTGGGAATATCGAGCCCGAATCCGGCATCAGCAAACGGGACATCAAACATGGCCGCCTTGACAGCCAGGATTCGGCAAAGCCCCCTGAGGCGTTCGCAGTCAAAGTCTTTCATTGTGGGGCCGGCGCCGACGATAAGGGCGGGCCGGCCGCCCCAGTCGTCTTTGATCTTATAGAAGCGGTACGGCACCTTTGAGTCTCGCCAATTCGGCATCAGCCTCGGCTGCCCGCATAGCATTGCCGGTTCTCTCGCCATCCTTGGTGATATACTTCCAACCTCCGGACGCTTCAATCTCATAAACCGGCTCGGTTGGGGTTTTATCGATCTCGGTCGGCTCCCCCGCAATGGCCGGGTCTTTGGTTTCGACGATCTTCCGGTTTTCATAGAGACGACGCAACTTGTGATCCGGGATTGCCCCCCGCTTGATCAGATCGCCAGCCCGATATGCCTTGCCAGCCACCTTCATTCTGGACCGGGCGATGAAATGCATCGTCGCCGGGTCGAATTTGGGGAGCCAGATCTTGGCCATTATCAGGCAACCGCGGTGTCGAAGAAGTAGCCCAGATCGGCGGAGATCAGTTTCTGATCGAAGGCATCCTCGATCTCGACGCGATCGGCCTTCTTGAGCGGCATGGGGATGACGCTGACCCGGGCGCCGCGCTGGGCCAAGCTGGGCACACCGCTGAGTCCAGTCCAGTTGAAGGTGTAGCCAGCCGAGGGCGTCATCAAGCTGGGGTTGGGCGGCGAATAGGTCAGGAGGGCCTTTTTCCCGCCGATGAAAGCATGAACATTGGTGGCATTCTCGTTGGCCGTGTTCTGGATAGCCCCAGCGACCAGGACCTCATCAAGCTCAAACAGTGCGGCCAGCGCCTCCTTGTTGACCACGGCCGGGTTGTTGTTGCCCGAGGTGTACTTGATGCGGTCCACGATGTCGGGGTGATCAACCAGTTTGTCGTAGACCTCCCGCCCGACCGTCAGTTTGTTCGGGCGGAACCCGGTCAACTGCTGGACGCTGGTTCCGGCGGCGCGGATGTCCTCGATCGGCGTCGAGGCGGCGTCGTTCCACTGCAGGAATTCATTCGTTCCCACGCTGGCGGCAACGCCATCATCATCGCCGGTCCAAAGGCCCCCGGCAAAGAATCCGGCCACCCATTTGACCTCGCGGTGGATGAGCGCCTTCTGCGTGACCAGCATCGTAGCGTCACGGTCCGGATTGACCACCGGATCGGCATTGCCCCTGACCTGCCACGGCACATCTTGGTGCAGTCCCTTCTCGATGCAGAAGTAATTCGGGGAGTTATCGACCGTGTAGCCAGTGCCGGCCGATTCCGAGGCGGGCGCGCGCTCCTGCATATCATCCCGGTTCCAGTATCCGCGATCATAGGTGTAGTAGCGATCTGATTGCTTCAACACCGGAACGGCCGGGAAAACCCTGTCGGCGATGAAGTCGGCGGCGCTTTGCATGTAGGCAATCGAAATGTTCGTCAAGGGCGTATTGACGTGGACATCTGCGGGGGTCGGAAGGGGCATCTCAAGTGTCCTTCTAGGGGATGGCCGTCGCTATCGCAGCGGGGCAATTAAAAGTCAGGCTATCAGGCGGCTACCGTCGCGGCCCGGCCCGGCTGGAAGATGATCGATCCGATATCGCCGTTGGCACCGCCCTCGACGCAAATCCCGAGAATGGCATCGCCGGTAACAGAGGGCACGCATTCCCCTGCGGCATCCGAGGCGACCTCATCGCCGGCTGTCAAGGCGAGACCGATGCTGACTTTGGTCCGGCCGCCAATGGCAACCGATGCCTCGCGGCCAGCCGCCGCCGGATCGTTCTGGAGAACGCCAACAGCCTGGGCACCATCGCCGGCAACAGCCGCCTGGCCCGATGTGTTGATATCGACGAAAAAGAATTGCTTGGCCGACAGATCGGCGGCGGCGGGGAGGGTGACACACTGGAGTGCTTGATCAACGGCCATCTTGAAGGTCCTTCTAAGGGATCCGGCGCCAATCCCGGCGCTGGGTTAAAACGATCGGGCTGTCAGGCCGCGGCTTCCTTCTCGGCGAGGTATTCGTTGTAAAGCTCCGGGTTGTCTTCCCATGCCTTAGCCACGGCAGAGATGTGGTCACCGCCGTCCCGCTTGACGATCTCAGCCGCCAAGGCCTCAACCTTCTTTTCGGCCTTGGTGGTGTGGCCCTCATCGGTGCCGCCCGTGCCATCGCCACTTTTCCCGATGGCCTTCATGGCCTTGCCGATTGCCGCGTTGCCGGCGGCCAGCATAGCTGAAAGCGCAACCCGATCAGCCTCGATCATCTTGTCGATGGCCTGGAGGCACTTCCCTTTCGCGACCGGCTCGCCGGGAAGATTTGCGAAGTCGTCCTCGGCCCGCTTGGTATATTCAGCGCTCCGTGCCTCGGCCTTTGCCTTGGCGAGATCGTCCGATTGCGCCTTGAGCGCGGCAAAGGCGACATCGCCGACAGCCGACTTTTTGATTTCCTGACCGTTGACCGTGACGGTTTCCTCGTTCTTCTCGATGGCGGCCTGTTCAAAGGCTTTGAGCGCGGCCTCGGCCTTGTCGGCGCGATCAACGGCGGCGGCGAGATCCTTTTTCAGATCTTCAAGCTTTTCGGGCATATCTGGGTCCTCGTCTTCGTCGGGGTCGGGCTTCTTCCCCTTCGCCGCATCATGCGGATCAAACAGGAATTTGCGGAGCACTTGCTCAGCGTCCGGGATCTTTTCTACCACCGCGGACAGGAAATCGTCAACCGAGGCCGAAAGCATGGAGCGTTTCGCATCGATTGTAAGATCCATATCTGCAATGACGGATCGGACCGAATCATTCAGCGCATCCAGGATTGGCCAAACCTCCTCGACTGCATTCCAATATTCATCGCGCCGCTCGGTATCCTCGAATACCTCCTGGAAGGACATGGCGCCATCGGCCGGGTCGATATATTTCAGGATGTTTTCCGCGATGGAATCGGCTCGCTTCATGATCAACACCCGCGCGCCCTCCTGGGCCGGGTTGTCGACCGCACTGATCTCAAGCAAGGAAAAGTCGGTGAATATCTTCTTGGCCGGGGGACTCATCAGGCTTCCTCTCGTTTTGCATGGCCGCCGATTGAGAAACCGGAATAGGTGCCATCCTTGAACTTCGCCAAGACCTCAGGGTCCGGCTTGATCGCAATCATCAATCCGGTCTGCGGTGTCTCGATATCCATGGCCTTAGCGATATCCGTTGTCATCGGCCAGGCATAGATGACATCCCCAGCCTTGACCGGCTGATCGAATTGATCGCGGCCATGCATATCGCCAGCAATCCGCTTGGAGGCCATGAAGTCGGTAGCCGCCTTGAGCATGACATCCTCGGGAATATGATCGCCCTGGACATCGAAATATTGCTCGCCGTTGATCTTGGAAATGATGGCCCAGCCGAACACCAAGCCGAGGGATTCGTCCACCTTGACTATGCCGGATTTCATCGGGGCGGCTCCTTTCTTGATCCAGTTCCCTTGCTCATCGGCCTCCCATTCATGCCTGATCGCCCACCAAGCCTCAGCCATTGCCTTTGTTTCAGACTCCGGAGATCGCCCCACCACAGCGTTATATGCGGTTCGGAATGTGTCCTGCGCATCGCGCGGGAGGGCTTTGCGGATATGCTTCGGCAGATCCTTGTTTGTCGCGAATATTGGCATCGGTCCCAATCTGACCTATGGAGGTGGCGATGACAGGTATATTCCAAAATCCGACATCCGTCGAATCCGATCTGCCCGAGCCCTATGGCTCGATCCTGGGGTGGCTGGGGGACTTTTGGGAGCAGGCCGAAATGATGCGAACCGCCTACAGAGGGGATGAATTCTGCCAGGCGGCATGCGACTTGGTGCAGAACAACATCGCCGCCGTCAGCGCTGTCGTGCAGGCCGTTGGGGAGAAAGAAAAGGCCCCCGGAACGAGGCGAACCGGAGGCCAATAGTCGCGTCTTTGCGAATTTTTCACTATGTATGATTGCTAACTCATATCGCGTGCCCCCTACTCCTGTTGCTGGATACCTATGCATTGTAGATACAAACCTTGTGGGATGCAACAAACGGCAAAAGCCACCGCCTAATCATCCAACACAGCGCTGAAAAGATCGCTTTCGATAATCCCATCCATGAGCAAGGAGACCAGCGCGGCGACAGTCATCCCCCTGGCAACGGCGGCCTGCGATAATTCATCGAACTGCTTGGCCGTGATTTCGATAGGAAACCTGCCGCTATATTTTGAGTTCCGTCGGGCCACAGAGATCATACTTGAAACGGCGCCCCTGGACGTTCCCAGCGCCTCGGCGATTGCCTCATAGGACAAGCCTCTGTCGCGGAGGGCCATAGCGGCGGCGGTCCGGCTGGGAAATCCAAGGGCTGGTTTTGCCATATTTCCCCCGTTAAAAAAGACCCCCGACGACGGGACGCCAGGGGCTGAGAGTTATCAGGGAGGTAACAAGCAATGCGAGGACATCATAAGCCAATCTATTTGCTGAGATCAAGCCCCGTCCTGCTGGGTATTTTGTTTATGAGCCTATTTCCAAAGTCAATCAATCAGATCCGCGATTTTGCGCAGGTTGGATGCCACCGAGCCCTAGCCAGCCCGCAATCTCTAAATCCGATCTGACCTGATCCGGTACAGAACACTGCAGCGGCAATTAACGACATTTTCCGCCACTGCCGCCGGATCCCCCGGGTACATGATCGGGCCGAGCGGACTTTGAAACGGCTCCATCAAGCCAACCATACCCAGTTCCTCGCTGTCCGCGTCGCCTTGGTTCATGCTGGGGATTGAGCGGTGCGAATGCCTGGTTCGGCCGTCCTGAGTGTAGATCCATTTCCGGCCGATTTGATCCTCGCGAATCAGCCCCTCCTGGACAGCCTGGACCCACATTTGGTGCTGGCCGATGGATATCGCCTGCGCTGTTTCGGTCCGGGCAATCATCTCGGCCCGGTATTTCAGGTATTTTTCCCTATACCGCTGCACCATCCGGTCGATCTTTTCGGGCGTCAAGGGCGCGCCATCGCCCGCGGCGCCTCGCACCGATGGATCAAAGCGCCGGTCCCTCAACTCCCGCTGCAGGGCGCCCAGATCGCCTTCCTCAAGCATTCTGCGATAGTTAAGCACCGCCTGCTCCATCTTGTCAGTTAAACCGACCGCCTGGCGAATCTCCCTGGCTATCTCAAGCGGGTTCTGCCCATCAATAACGCCGGCCGCGATCGCCCTCTGGATTGCCAGCCGGGTCGATTGTGAGATGTCAACGATTTTGTCCATCTGCTGTGTCTGGATGGCTTGCACAACGGCCGGC